CCCGGATATGCGCTGCAGTTCGGCCTGCTGGCGCTTGAGCAGCTCGGCGTTGGGGCCTTCCGGGGCGGTCAGATTGTCGGCAATGTCCTGCAGCAGCTCGGCTTGGCGGTCGAGGAGATCGGCCTGGCGATCGGCCTTGTCCCCCAAGTGGTCGCCCGCCGTCCCGGCCTGGTCGAGCAGGCGCTGAACCCACTCGAAATCCCGGCCATACACCTGTGCATCGCCGTTGTAAGCCCGGCTCTGATCGAGGAAGGATTTGGCCAGCTCGGGCAGCTTCGCGAGGGCGTCGACATCGCCGGCTTTGGCGGCGGCGGCGGTCTCGGTCAGCGCCGCCCGCCGCTCCGCCAGGATCTGGGCCGGGGAGAGGTTGGAGAGGTCGGAGCCGCGCAGATCCGCGATGGCCTCGGTCACGCTGTCGGCGGCGGCGCGCCAGGCTTCGGCGCTGCGCCGGGCAGCCGTCGACGCCTGTTCGGCAGCCGCAATCTGCTCGTCGATCTGGGACAGAATTCGGCCCATCGTGAGGCCGATCTGCGCCGCCATGCTCTCCGACGCGGTGACAATCTCGGCGATGCCGGCGAGCTGGGCGTCTGTCGCCTTGCGGGTCGCCGCGGCGATTTCGAGCGCCGACAGGCGGGCGATCTTGGCGCTGTCGAGGCCGAGGGCAGCGGCATCCTTCTGCCGCTGGGCTTGCTCGTCGAGCAGGCCCTGCACCTGGTCGTAGATGCCGAAGCCCGAGGCCGAGTTGATCGCCCGGTTCAGATCTTCCTCGAAAGCACCTCGGATGGCTTCGAGGCTCTTTTTATAGCCGGCCGCGACCTCGGCCGAGGTGAGCCCCAGTTCGCTCGCCCGAGCCGCCAAGACCTTGAACTGCTCGTCCAGGGCGGCCAGCGCGGCCTCGGTCTCGCTCACATCCGAAGCGCTGTCCTTCAACCCGACCATGGTCAGGGCGAAGGCCCGGATCGCCTCGTCGGCGCCTGTCAGGCCGATGGTCTCGGCGTCCTCCCTGAACTTGCCGAGGGCGTCGATCTGATCTTCGATCGCCGTTCGGGCCGCCTTGCGGGCCTCATTTTCAAGCCCGATGCCTTCGGTCAACGCCGTGACTGTGTCCCGGTAACTGCCCGCGAAATCCAGCAGTCTCAGCGCCTCGTCGACATCCTTGCTGAAGTCGACAACGTCGAGGGCTTTGCGGACCTCCTCCGGGAGCTTGTCGGCGTAGAGCTTGCCAATCTTGACCAGCGATTGGCCGATGATCGACTTGACGCCTTCCTCGTCGGACGAGGCGCGATATTCGCCGACCTGCTGCCCGTCCTGGCGCAAGAAGGCCCGCGAGCCATCGCGGCTGCCTACGGAGATGGACGCGGAAATGCCCGACAGGTCGACGTAATCGCCGAAAGCCGTCTGGGCCGCGTCGCGCAGCGCGTCGACGGCGCCGGTCGCCGCCGCGCGGTTTTCCGCCGAATACTTTTCGCCTTGAAGGCCACCGACCTCTGGCGAGGATGTCGAGCTGAAGTCCGACACCGTGCCCGTGCCCGTCTTGTCGCTTGGCTTGTCGTTGAGGAGGCCGCCCAGCAGGCCGGCGATGCCGCCGACGACCGCGCCGACGGGACCGCCGACCGCTGCCCCGATCAGCGCGCCGCCGAGGGCGCCACCGCCCGCGCTCGCCAGCTTGTTGCCCGGTGCGAAACCGGCGATGATTTGCGAGATCCCGAAGCCGGCGCCCGCCGACCCCAGCACAGCGCCAAGGCTCGTCGATCCCGCGGTCCCGAACAGTCCGGGCGAGGCCGTCGCCCCCGACGAGGCCGCCCCGCCACCTGTCAGGAAGCCGCTGGCCGCGCCGGTTGTCGCGGCGCTGGAACCAGCGCTGCCGAAAAGATAGGTATTCAACCCCCCCAGCATCCCGGTCGAGCCGAACAGATTGCCGCCACCGAACAGATTGCCGATGCCCGACAGGTCGCCGGCCGAGACAGACGATGTGCCTCCAGTGGTACCGCCCGGAACGATGCCGCTGCCGCTGGTCAGGCCAAGCTGCTGGGACACGCCGCCGCCGAACAGCGTGCTGGTGATCGAGCCGACGATGGGCTTGAAGACGAGGGCGGATGCGATTTCGGCCGCGACATCCTTCATCATGTCGATTGTGTCGTCGGCGAAATTCTCGAAGGCATCCGAGCCGCCATCGAGGGCGTTTCGCAACGAGCTCGAAAGGCTGTCCTGGATCTGCTCGCCGGCCCGTCGCCAGGCGCCGGTCACTAGATCGGACTGTGAAGTACGGGCCTTCAGCTCGGCATTGGTCCGCAAGGTCTGGTCATAGAGGCGCAGTTCTTCTGCGCCGATCGAGCGCCAGTTGGCGCCATACCGCTCCTGCAGCTCGATTTCCTTTTGGCGCAGCGCGACCAGATATTCGCGCTGCTCCGTCGTCTCGCTGGTCAGCGACAGCTCGTATTCAGCGAGGCCCAGCGCCTGGCGCTGGCGGGCCGTGGCATCGACGGCGGCCGCCCGCTCCTGCTCGGCGTTCAGCTCGGCATAGGCGCCGCGCAGGCGCTCGATGACGGCGGTCAGGATCTTCTTTTCGTCACCCTCGGCATTGGCGGCCATGATCAAGAGAGGACGCAGCGCCTGCTCGACCTGCATCTGCTGGCCGGCCTCGGCCGAGGTCATGGTGCCGGCGGCGACGGCGTCGGTCAGCCGGGCCTGGGCCGAAGCCTGGTCGCCGAGCTGGGCCGCCTGCTGGGCACCCGATAGGGCCGCCTTGGCGATCTCTTCGTCGAGCGCCGCCTGGGCCGACAGGCCCTGCGTGACCGCCGCCGCCCGCGCCGCCTCGGCCGCGACCCCGGCCTCCGACGAGGTCAGCCAGGCTTGCGCAGCCGAAAGCGAGGCGGCCGCGCTGACCGACAGCGCGCGGTTTTGCTGCCCGATCGAGGCCGTGGCCTGTTCATAGGCCGCCGCCCCGGCGGCGGTGATCCGCGCCTGGGCCTCGTCGGCGGTGATGACCTCGCCGACCAGGGCCAGGCGCTCTTTTTCCTCGGCCGCGCGCCGCTTTTGCTCCGGCGTGATCGCCCGGATCGAGGCCAGCTCGGCCGCGCCAGCCTCGGCGATCGGGTCGGTCTGGGCCAGCAGGGTTTCGCGGGCATGCACGACCGCAGAGATCGAGGCCGCGATGCGGGCGTTCTCCTCGGCCGACAGCCCGGGCGCGTCGAGCCCGCGCCGCAGCTTGGCTTCCTGATCCGACAGCGCGGTGATGCGCCCCGCCCGGCTGTTGTTCGGGAGGCTGTCGGCGAGGGTCAGGGCGGCGTCGCCGGTGGCGCGCCGAGCGATGTCGGACGCGCGATCTCTGGCGAGGCGATCCAGGCGGACTTGGTCCTCCTCCATCATCGCGATCAGCCGCTCAGCCGCGTCAAGCTCGGTCCCGGTGCCGGTCAGGTCGCCCATCCCGGCAGCCGCATAGCGGGTGTCGAGGGGCACCGCGTCAGATCCAGCTTGCCCGCCAGTTTCTCCGGCCAGCCGCAACCGCTCTGCCTCCAGCCCCGCTCGCAAGAGGTCACGACGGTCCTTCAGCGCAGCCAATGTCGCCGCCCGCGTCTGTTCTGGCGACGGAGCATCCGAACCAATGGCCAGTGCGCGGCCTATCGCCTCGGCCGCATTGGCAGCCCAGCGGCTTACATCCTCCCAAGCTCGCGCCCAGCGAGAGGTCGCCGTTGACGCATCAACGAGGTGCCCGTCCATCGCCTCCATCAAGGCGTTCTGCGCCTCGGTCGTGCGGCCCTGCGCTGTCAGGCGCTCAACGTACCGGGCGGTCGCGCCATCGACCAGGCCGAGCTGGCGAGTGAGGGTTTCGGCGCCCTTGGCGGGATCGGCCAGTATCTCGGCGAGCTTGGCCGATGCCGTCTCGACGTCGGTCCCGAGGGTGGCCGCGAAATCCTTGGTGATGCCGATCAGCCCGGCGAACTGCTCGACCCCGATTTTACCCGTGCGGACAAGCGCCAGCTCGATCGAGCGCGCCGCCGGGACCGAGAGGCCGGCGGCATCGGCCGTCGCTTCGGCGATCTCCTGTATAGCGCTGACCGTGGCGCCACTCGCCCGCCCGAGCCCGGCAAGCGCGACCTCCACCTCCTTGGTGGCGGTGATGTAACCGCTGAAAGCCATGGCACCGAGGCCTACGCCGGCCGCCAGCAGGCCGAAGCCGACCGTCGTCGGGGTCAGCGCGCCGGCCAAGGCGGTCAGCGTGCCCTTGACCCCGCCGAAGAGCGGGGTGATCTGGCTGCCCTGTTGCAGCAGGACCATGAGCGGGTTGATCCCGCCGGCAAGCGAAACCGCGACATCATTGAGCTGATAGCTCAACTGCGTCATCTGCTGGCCCGTCAGCTTTCCCTGGCCGCCCAGGGCGCCGAGACCGGCACCCATCGTGTGGAGGCGTGCTGTCGCCGCCTGATAGGCTGTCGTCGTGCGGGCCACGGCGGAGGCTGCCTCCGCCTCGGACAGGGCGCCGATCTTGGTCGCGCGGGCGATCTCGTCCAGGGCGGCCTTATGGGCGGCCTCGGCGGCCGCCAGCGGCACATAGCGGGCGCGCAAAATCTCGACATTGGCGGCCTGCAGGCCGACGGCGGCGGTCAGGCCACGAAAGGACGCGCCCAGCTGATCGTGCTGGGTCGCGACAAGACCGGCGGTGACGGCGAGCTGCTGCCACGATTGGCTGACCGACGAGGCGGCGGCCGCCGTCGATGCCAGCCCGGCGCCAAGTCCCGTGACGGCGGCCGCCGCGCTGGCCATGCCGGCATCGATCTGGGCGGCGGCGGCGGTGACGGAGGTGCCGAGGGCGCGGGCATCGGCGCCGGCATCCGTCAAGGCAGAGCCGGTCGCAACAGCCTTGGCGGCGGCGTTGTCGAGAGCGTTCGTTACCGACGCGGCCCCCGCAGCCAGGTCCCGCCCGGCGGCGGCGGTCGCGGCCATGTCCGCCGCGAGCTCGGCGGCGGCTGCATCGGCCTTGGCCAGGCCGCTATCGATCTGGGCGCCGGCCGCTGCCGCCGCCGCGCCAAGCTCGGCGGCGGCGCCCTTTGCCTCGGCCATGCCAGCCGCCAGTTCGGCGGCGGCCGCATCGGCCTTGGCCAGGCCGGCGTCGAGCTGGGCGCCTGCGGCCGTCGCAGCCGCGCCGAGGTCCGTGACCGCGCCCTTGGCCCCGACCAGTTCGGCCTTGAGCTCTGATCCGTCGCCAGTGAGGCGGATGCGGAGGTTCAGATCCTCAGCCACGGCGCGACCGCTCCTCCGCCGCCCGGCGCTCGTCGCGCGCGCGGAAGGCCTGCAAGGCCCCGCTCTCGCACGCCTGCAGGTCAGCCATGGTCTCACCGCCCAGCTTCACGCCCTTCGCCCTCAACACCAGTTCGGCCGCGACGTAATCGAGCCCGACGATGGTCCCGGTCATGCCGGCGTATCGCCATTGGGTCGCGACAGACATGAACAGCTCCCAGGGGCGCGCGTTGGCCGGCCACAACTCGATTACCGTCTGACGGCTGGCCCGGGCGCGGAGCTGATCCGCGCCCGGGCCGGTCAGCCCCCACATCTCGATTTCGGCGAGCAGGGCATCCTGCTGCCCCGGGCTGATGTCGCCGCCCCCTGCCCAGGTCCGGGCGGCGTCGGTCAGTTTTTTCGCCGCGTGGTCCCGTTGGACAGGGACGGGAAATAGGCCTGCGCCAGGCCGATCGCGATGTACGGAACATTCAGGAGGGCGTCGCGGCGCGCGTCCGTATACCCCACCTCCTGCTTGGTCTCGGCCTCGGTGATGCCGTCCCAGCCGCAGAGGGCGGCGCGCAGCACCTCCTTGTCCGGGTCGACCGCGCCGTCGCGCAGCCCCTTCTGCTCTTCGTGGTCGATCACATAGAAGTGAGCGGTGAATTTCTCGGTGGTGAACCCGCCACTGTCGTTCGGCCGCATCACCTTGACGGGCGCCTTGAAGCGCGGCTTTTCGCTGAAAGAGATTTCCATTGTAAGGCTCCGATACCGCTTAAGTTACTGGATGGTGATGGTGAAATCGTCGGCGACGGTGCCGACGCAGAGGTTCAGGCCGGCCTGGATCATCAGCAGTTTCTGGTCCTCCTGATACTGCGGATCGATCAGCTGCGCCTTCGGGCCAGAGACGATCACCTTCTTCCCCGCGGCAGAGCCATGGGCGATCGTCAGGATGTCGCGCGTCTCCGCCTTGATCGCCGCGAGCCAATCCTTTGTCGTGATATCGGGCGCTTCGAAGAGGATCGAGCCCTTGGCCTGCCGGTCGACGTAGTTGATACCTTCATAAGCGGTAATGTTGCGATACTGGTTCTCGACGCCGAAATCGATGTCGAAGGACTTCACGCCGAGCGTGGCCCCGTGAAGCGTGACCGTGGTGTTGGCGAAAGATACCTCCTCCGGATCCTTGAAGGCCGCCATGGGTCCGCTCCCGTTACCCTGCGCGTAATCGCTGACCCCGCCCCAGAGGCCGATGAACGTGAACTGGAATTTCGGGATGGCCAGCGCCGCGCCCGTCAGCTTCACGGTGCCCCGGGCGCCCACGATCTTGTGGCGCAGCCGCCCGATATAGAAGTAGATCGAGGCCGAGGTCTCGCCACTGTCTACGGGCTTGTAGTCGACCCGCGTGGTCGCGACGACGGTCTCGGCCATGGCGCAGGCGATCAGAGCAGGCCCGTAGGCAGGCGCCGTGCCGGCCGCGCCGGACCCCGCGGCCTCGACGTCGAAGCTCAGCTCGACGTATTCGCCCACCACCAGCTCGCCTTCGTTGCCGAGTCGCCCGCCGTCGAGATTGCGCGCCACCTTCTGGTGGACGAGGGGCTTGATCTGGCCGTTGGCCGTCAAGAAGGCATTGGTGCCGGCCGCCGGCACAGAGTCAGTGCCGTAGGTGACTTCCGACTTCAGGAGGATGAACTTCTGCTCCCACTTGTAGGCCATCGCTCAGCCCTCCTTCAGCGCTTCTTCTTGGCGCCGGCGGTCTCGCCGGCATCGGTTTCGGCCGGCGCATCGGCCGGGGGGATTGGCGCCTCGACCGGCGCCGGGGCCGGCGACGCGGGCGGGGCCGGGCGGAACTTGTCGGTCGTGTACATGGACGAGCCGTCGGCGTTACGCGGCCCGCCCTCGCCGGGTTCGGTCGGGGCCTGGTGCTGGACGAGCTGGCCGTCGATCAGCTCGTATCGGCCGCCCTCGGTGGGCTTGGGGGTGTCGGTCATGGGGCCTCAGCTTTGCTGGTAGTAGAGGGCGGTGGTGAAACTGTCCTGCCAGGCCACGAGGCCGGCATCTGCGTCGAGCACCTGGCCGCCGGCGAAGGTGATCGGACTGTCGGTCACCCCGTCGCCCTCGCCCCACCCGAGCAGGGCCGCGCGAACGGCCTCGCGCACGGGTGCGAGATCCGCAAGGGAGGCACCGCCCCGCCCGAGGTCCGAGACGTTCCGGGCGATCACGATCACGCCGAAGGTCACGGTGACGCGCTGCCGCACCCGCAGGGTGGTCGCGGCGGGCTCGGCACGCTCGTCGAGCGGCACGACGTAAGCCGCCGGCATGGCGCGCGGCTGCTTGCCCGCGAGCGAGGCGAGCTCGGCCATGCCCTCGATCAGACGCAGCGGTGGCATGGCCGTCGCCTTCAGGCGGGCAATGACGGGGTCGATCATGGCGCCAGAGCCTCCACCAGGGTCTCGTTCAGGCGCTCGACCAGGCGCGGGCCGACACCGAGGAAGGGCCGCGCCGGGATGTTGATCGTGTAGCCGCCGATAGAGACCTTGCGTGCATAGGCGCCTTCAGCATGGCGTCCACCGGCCTTGGTGAAACGCAGGCGCGAGCCCTTGCCATCTTTGCCGGCACCTTCGGCCGCGAAACGGAAATGCACGACCTGCTCGCGGGCTTCGCGCTTGATCGAGCCGCCGAACTGATGGACGCCGGCGTAGACGAGATTGGTGCCGACCTCGACGGTGTCATCTCCGGTGACCCGATAGGTCATGGACTTGTAGAGGTTGCCGCGATCCCGCAGGATCTGTGCGCCGGCGCCCCGGCGCTTCAGCGTCGCGGGCTTGAGAGGCGCCCAGGGAATGCCGGCCGGCGAAGCCTGGTCCTCGAAATTCTGCCACACGTCTTGGCGCGCCGTGGCGCCGATGGCATCGAGCAGCTCGGCCTTGCGATCGAGGTTGCCCTCCAGCCGCTCCAGGGCGGCGCGGACGCCGCCATCCTCGATCTTGATCGACACACCGGACATCACAGGCCTCGCAGCGTTTCGCGGGACATGACCCGCTCGGGGCCATCGACGCGGACGATGCCGCCGCCCGGCTGCGCCAGCGGGGCGCCCTCGATGGACAGGCCGATCAGGCCGCGAGCGACGTCCTGCAACCACTTCCGGGCGTCCTCGAAGGCCGTTCGAATGCCGTCCGAAGCGGCATCGCCGTGCAGGTAGAAGCGGGCGATATCGGCCGCGACCTTCACGAGGGCGGGCGGCGCCGACGCCACGGGCAGGCTGTAGAGCTTGGCCAGGTAGCTGTCGCACAGGGCATCGGCATCCGCGAGCGCGCGGCCGACGACGGTGTCGTCGACCGTGGTCGGCACCGGGCTGGCGCGGTCGGTGAGCTGGATCAGCTCCAGCTCACCGAAACGGTCGATCAAATCCTGTTTGACGGCGTAGGTCATCAGTCGGCCTTCCGCGCCTTGGCCTTCGCAGGCTTGGCGTGCTTCGCGGTCTCGGCGGTCTCGCCGACCTGTTCCGCCGGCCCTTCATCGTTGCCCTTCGGCTGGTCGCCAGCGTCGGCCCCACCCTGTCCGCTCTCGGTGTTGGGCGCGACGGTCTCCCCGACCTGTTCCGCCGGCCCTTCGTCATGGCCATCCTGTTCGGCGCCCGCGACGATGTCGTCGGCCACAGGGGTCGGGGTGGCCCCGGTATTCGCATCATTGCCACCCCCTGGCGGCGCGGCCGGCAGGACCTCGACGACGAGCATGGGCTCATCGAGCAGGGCATCGAGCTGCTCGTCGCTGAACCGATCGAGCGGGTAGTCGGCCGGCCGGGCGGTATGCGCCAGGCCGGCCCGCCGGAAGCCATCCTGCCGGGCAGCGATGCGGATGCGCCCGCCCATGATCAGGCCAGCCACGGCACGACCATCATGTCGACCGCCTTGAAGTTGACGTTGGAGGCGCCGTTGGCGAGGTTCGCCGCCAGCAGCAGGTTCTTGGCGGCGGCGCCGAGCGAGGGCGGCACCACCAGCAGATCGGGCTGGATGCCGAGGGGGCGGCCGTAGTCGCCCTTGAACGACTGCATCGCCGCGACGGCGGTCTCGAAATGCGTGGTGTCGAGCGTCTGCTTCGAGCCCCAGGCCATCTGCCAGAAACCGAAGCCGACATTGCACCGGCTGTCGATGCCGTAGCGGATCTTCTTGGCGCTGAAGACACCCTCGTCGTTGGGGTTGTCCATACGGGTGAACCGCCATTCCTTGCGCTTCTGGAAGATGACCGGCTTCAGGGCGCGGCTGGTATCCAGCAGGAACCAGGGCGCGCCGGCGCCGCCATCGGTGTTGGCGACCGAATTGATGGTCGCCCCGTCGGCATCGAGCACCGGGTGATCGGTATCGAAGAAATACTGCTTGTCGAAGCAGGTCGTGCTGAACCCGGCCTTGAGCAGCGGCCACACCAGCTCATCGGGGAAGGTCGCGCTCGACCGGCCGAGCTCGGTGAACAGCGGGGTATAGAGGCCGATGTTGTCGTCGTCGATATCGTCCTGGTCGACGCCGACCGTGGACTCGAAGGACTTGTTCTTGATGGTGTAACCGGCCGTCGAGATATCGTTGACCACGCGGTCGCCGATCCATTCCCGGATGCGCGGCATGTCGCCGAGCCAGCCGTATTCGTTGGATTTTGTGGTCGAGGGCACGACGGTGGCGACGCGCGTATAGTTCGGCGTGACCCCGGCGAAGCCGCCCTGAAAGGCGGCCGAGAAGCCGGTATAGAGCGAGCGCAGGTTTGCGGCGTCGATGTTCATGGTCGTGCTCCTAGCGGAAATCGACCCAGACGCCCTGGGCGTCCACGTCGAAGATTTTGCCCGCCACGGAGCGGGTATTGGTGCCGTTGGTCTTGGCGACGGTCTCGTCGTCGACGACGTAGCAATCCGCGCCGACGTCGGTCAGCGCGATGGCATCGCCCGCCGTCGAGTTCTTGAAGCGGAAGATGCCGCGCTTCACCTGCACGCGCTCGGCGCCGGCCGTGGCGCCGTTCACCACGGTGCGCTCGGCCCGGCCGATCGCCTTCAGGGTGGTCGCGGTCGAGCCCGGCACCGCGTAACCCGAAGCGGCGATGCAGACCAGGGCACCCTGGTAGATCGTGGTGTTGGCGGCGACCGGCGGCTCGCGCAGGTCACCGGAGCGCTCCACGCTGGAGCGGGGGGCGGTCAGGGCCATCAGTTGGCTTCCTTCTTGCGGGCGGCCAGGAAGGCCTCTTCGGTCAGACCCATGGAGGCGCAGACGAGCTTGTCGGCGTCGCTCAGCGCGTCGCCGCCGGGATGACGGGCGCCGGCACCGCCCTGGCTGGACAGCAGCGCGGGCTGCTTTTCGAGGAAGGCGGCGAATTCGCTCGGCTGGCGGCTGGCGTAGCCGATCGCCCAGTCGCGCTGGGCGGGCGCGATCAGGCCCTTGGTGATGGCGGCATCCACCGCGCCAGTCGCCTTGTCCTTGGCGAGCTCGCCGCGCAGCGAGGCCAGCTCGATCTGCAGGCTGTCGATCGTCGCCTGGTCGCCGGACTTCGCCGGCTTGGCGGCGGCGATGATCTCGGCGGCGCTCGCGTCCTTGCGGGCGCAGAGCGCGGTCGAGATCCCTTCGAGCGCGGCGCGCTGCGCGGTCACGACCGCCACCACCTGGTCGGTGGTCGTGGTTTCGGAAAGGCCCAGCGCGGCGAGCAGGGCTTTCAGGAAGTCGGGCATGAGGTCCTCGGCATCGAAAGAGAGGCGATGGGCCAGCGCCTTGAGCTGAGGCAGCGCCGGGTTGTTGGTCAGGGCGGCGCGCAGGACGCGGCCGATGGCGCCATCGGCGCGGTGAAGGAATACGGGCGAGAGAAAGCGGTAATCCCGGCTCGCCAGGGCGGCCCGGCCGCGTTCGGTCCAATCGACATGGCCCCAGATGCCGTCCGCCCGGGCCTCGATGCCCGTGATCCAGCCGGCGGCGGCACCGCCGCCCTGCACGTCGATCGAGTGATCGAAATCGACCGGCAGGTCGCGGCCGGTCAGGGAGGCGGCGACCAGGGCGGCGCCGTCGATCACCACAAAGGGGCCACGGCCGTCATCAGTCGAAAACGGCTTGCCCGCCGGCGGCAACAGCTGCACTTCGGCGGGCGGCTCGGCGGGAAGAGCGATGGAGGAAGCGAGGGCGATCGGCATGGCCCCATTCTCGCGGTCAACGCCGCGAGCTTTTAGGGGGGGCAGATGTCCGGGCGCCGCGACGGGAAAACATCGCCGCCAAGGCACTTTCGAACGTCTCGATTCAAGGTCAAAGGTCCGGGGCGGGGGTTGGGTGCGGGCAGACCGTTTCGTCGCCACACGGCGCTCTATTGCGATCCGTGCCTGAAGCGACCATATTGACCTCGGGAGCGCGTGACACGGTGCCAATCTCCCTGCCGTAGGACGGGCCAAGGCCCGGATCGCAATGTGGGGTTCCCGGGAGGCCCCACCACGCTCCTAATCCTAATCCAATTGCCCCAGAATGAGCTGCGCGCCCTTGGCGAGGCGGCGCCGCAAGTCCTCGATACTGGTCCAGCGATAGGACGTCACATAGGCGGCCTTGCCCGTCGCCGTCGACTTCATGGCGACGTAGCGCCAGCGGCCGCCGTCCGATTTCGTGACGACGAAGGTCAGATCTCCGTCTCGCAGTACCGCGGTGGGCTCCAGGCCGATATCCGGCAAGCGGCGATAGTCTTCCAGGGTCATCTCCGGGTGCCTGGAGATCTGCTTGCGCATCGTCGCCTCCGACAGCAGCGCGACCCGAAGGTCATGCCCCAGGGCCTCGGCGATTTCCGGGCGCACCGGCATCACGGCCATCTCGCCCGCCGGCTCCGCGACGAAACGGGCGAACGCATCCGACCCGATCGCGTCCCGGATCCCCGCCAAGCCCAGGGGGCGGGGCGCGTCCGCCATCTTCTGGGCGGCGGCGGTGTTGATCGCGGCCTCGGCGCCTGCCTTGCCAGGATTATAGGCCCAGCCCGGATCTATGCCGGCCGGCACCTCGGTAACCTCGCCCGTTCGCCGGTTGATATATTCGACCACCTTGTCGACGGGGGGCTTCTTGGCCTTGGCGCCCAGCCGGCGATAGTCGCCTTCCGACAGGCTCTGCAGCGTGCAGCGGCAGCCCCAGCCGCAGGGCGGCGCCCATTTGTCCCACACCGGATCGTCGATCTGCGCGACCATGTTGTGCCGCTCGGCATGGGCCGGCCGCGTCCGGCCGTCCATGATGGCGACATAGCGCAGCCAGGGCCGCAGGCGCTTGGTGCGCTCGAATTGCGCCCAGTGACCGCTCGCGTAACTGACCCGCATGTTGGTGTCGAAGATGGTGCGAAGCCTCTTCGCGGAGCCGAGCTGGACCGGCTTGACCTCGCCGGTATGAGGATCCTCCTGCACCGATCGGCCCCACCAGCCCTTGGCTTCGAGCAGGGGGCGCAGATCCTTGGCGAAGTCCTGGAAGGTCCGACCTTCCGCGAGCGCCTTGGCCAACGCCTCGTGGATATCCTTGAGGATGTCGAAGCCGGTCGATTTCGCGACCGTGAACATCTGGGCATGGATTTTTTCCCAGATGTCGCGCCAGTCGAAGCTGGGCTCCAGCCGCCCGCCCCGGGCCTCGAAGGCGGCGATCGCCTCGAGCGGCGGCAGGGGGGTGAGGGTCGCAATCATCAGGACAGCGGCTCGTCGCCCTCGCCCGCCAGGCGGGCCGCGAACACCGCCTCGGCCAGGCGCCGCGCCAGCAGGCCCGGGGCCATGGCGGCGTTCTGCTCCGCCAGGATCGCCTCGGCCTCCTGCAGCGTGGCATCGGCGGGCAGGGCCGCTATCCGACCTTCGAGCCCGGCGATCAGCGGCTCGACCAGGTCGAACCCTTCGGCGGCGATGATCTCGTCGATCGCGGCATCCACAGCATCCCGGCCGGGCTCCTGGCGACTGGCCAGTGCCCGGGCCGGCGGCTTGGCCGCAGGCGGCGCGGCGGCCGGCTCCGGCGGCGCCGAGGCCTGCGCCGGCGCGGTCAACAGCTCCTCGTCGGGATCGGGGTCCGGCACGCCGATCCGGTCGCGCATGGTGGCCATGCCGACCTTCAGGCCGAGCGGGACGAGGGTCGCGACATTCTTCACCAGCTTCTCGACGTCGACCTCGTCCGGGCGGCCGATGCAGATGCGGGGATAGGCCTTGCGCGGGCCGTTGTTGAGCATGACCAGGGGGCGGGCGATATCGCGCGTCAGGGTCGCGCCGACCTGACGGCAATCCGCATCCTCCAGATCGCCACGCACCCCATCGTGGACCTTGCCGACGGCATAGCCGCCCGCGATCGCGTCCGTGGTGCCGGTCTGGCCCAGCACCACTTTCGAGATCTGGCGGTCCCACCAGTCGGCGTGTTTTTCGTAGAGGTCGTGATTGCCCGAAAGCTTCGATTCGATGAACTCGATGATCATGCTGTCGGGGATGATCGCCGCCGCATCCGTGCCGAGGTTCCGCACAGCGCGCAGCAGGATGTCCTTGTCGGCTTCGGTGGCGCCGGGGCCGAACTTGCCCACCCTCAAGGGCTGACCGTACACCTCGCAGAAGACCGCCCAATCCTTGATCGAGAAGGATTTGAACATGAAGGCCCAGCTCACCGGCCGGGCCAGGCCACCGCGGATCGGCAGGCCGCTCTTGGCCTTGCCCATGTGCTGGACCCACTTGCCGGGAGCCAGCGGCTCCAACTGGCCGCCTTCGCCGATCAGCATGGGCGTGCGGCGGGTCTCCCGGTCGAAATCGAACCAGCGCGGGTCGCGCCATTCGAGGCGGGCTGGGCTCCACTGCCGCTCGCTCATGTCCCAGATGATTTCCGTGCACGAGAAGCCCTTGCCGATGGCGTCCAGGATGTCGATCAGCTCGTCGGCCAGCTCGTCCCGGTCGATGAAGGCGCGCACCAGGTCGGCGTCTGCCACGGACTGGGCATCATCGCCCGCCGCCTCGACCGTGATCTGAAGGCCAGACACCTGCCGTTTGCGGATGCCGAGCACCGCGCCGTAGTGGAGGTCGCGCTCCTCCATGTCCTCGGCCAGTTCGAGGTAAGCGACGGGATCGCCGTCTTCGGCCCCGCGCAGCAGCCGGGCCAGGCGCTGCGGCGTCAGGCCGGAGGCCGGGTGCCCGCCGACCGGCTGGCGCACGCCGGTCACGGTCGCGCCGGCCTGCTCTTCCCGCAGGGCCTGCAAATCGAAAGGCCGCCCCCAGGCGTCCAGGATCGAACTCTTGGCCATCAGATCACTCCCCCGCGACCGCGCAGCGAGCGCATGTTGAAGCCTTCATCGTCATCGTCGTCGCCATCACGGCCCCGGCTCGGCGAAGCCGGGGTGACAGACTGATAGCCGTATTCCCGGGCGGGGCCGGCGGCGGCGTTGATGCCGAGGAAGGCGGCCCAGGTGCGGTCGGCATGATCATCGTCACGCTCGGCGACAAAGCGCGGGGTGTCGGTCGGGCCAGCGATCTTACGCAGCTTGTGCAGGTCAGCGCGCAAAGCCGGGTCGCCCTCGCTGATCCTGACGGTGCGGTCCTCGAACCTCTCCTTGCCTGCCGTCGCCATGATCAGTTTGGAGCCGGTAGTGAACAGCACGCCTTCGATGCGATCGCCGTACCGGCGCTGGGCGTCTTCGACGACTTTCTCGCCCATCCCGGTCTGATCGATACAGGCCCGGGCAACCCGGTATCGGGTCATCACATCGTCGAAGGCCTCGTCCATCGCGGCGAAGGTCGCGCGCTTCTGCTCGATGCGCTCGCGCTCCCACAGGACGTCGCCGATTTCTTCCCACACCCAGATGACGTGCAGGTCTTTGCGGCGCCCGATGTCGCGGCCGACATAGCATATGCCGCCCTGATAGCCTTCGGGATCGCCGGCGCCAGGGTCCTCGCAGGACGTGATGAGGTCGTAGGACAGCCAGGCGCTGGCTTCGTCGAGGTAGACGAGCTCGTATTCCTGCTGCCAGGCATCGTCGTCGGCGATGCCGGCCTTCAGCTCCTCGATATCACGCGGCAAGCCATCGCGGACGGCCTGGTAGATGTCGACGACATGGCGCGACCAGATCGCATCCTTGCCCGTGTCGAGTTCGTAGAACTTGCCCGACTTGCCGTTGGGCGTGGAGGTAACGCGCAGTTTGTAGCCAGCCGAGATCACCGGGAAGAGCGCCTTCCAGATCGCGCTCGAGTCCTTGTGGAAGGCAAACTCGTCCAGGAAGACATTGGACGAGAAGCCGCGCGCGGTGTCGGGATTGGCCGGCAATGCGGTGATCCTCGACCCGCCCGGAAGATCGACTTCCAGGGCCCGGTAAGAGATCCCGCTTTCACTCAGCCATTGAGTCTCCCCGAGATCATTGAAGCCGAGCTGATAGGCGGCGGCATGGCGCTTGATGCCCTCATCCATGGCCTCCTTCGCCTGGCGCTCGCCGCGCGACAGGATGACCCAGCGCGTCCGCCGCTGTTGCACGACCTGCTCGAAGCAGTCGTCGACGATTTCCAGCGTCGTCGTGAAGGTCTTGCCGGTCTGGCGCGCGAATTTGCCCAACTTGAAGCGCGAGCGGTCGAGGAACCATTTGCGCTGGTAGCCGAAGAGCGGAACGGCCGGGCTCATCGCTCGAAGATCCCATAGACGTCTTCGCGGATCTTGCGCAGCACCTCGGCCGGATCGGCCTTGGCGCCGGCCAGGGCAGCCTCTCCCTTGTCGACGGCGTCAACCACCTGCTTGGCCAGCTCGCGCTTCAGCTTCAGCATCCGGTCGGTATCGCGGGCGGCGGCGGCCGAGAGCTGGTTGACCGCCGCCGAAAGGGCGTGGACCTCCTTGGGGTCGAAGGTCGCGCCTTCCCCCGGCCCCGCCGAAACCGTTCGGCCGATCAGGGCCTGCAGAACCTCGACATTGGCGCGCAGCGCCTTGCTTTCCGCCTCGTCGCCGAAGACATTTGCGATGGCTTCGGCCATGGCCCTGTGGCGCTGGATGTCCGCGATGACCGCGTCGATTTCCTTGGTGTGGCGGCCGACGGCGGAGCGGGAGATGTCCTCGACACCGAGCGTGCGCAGGTGCGACACGATTTCGTCGATGCTGCGCCCTGCACGGCGCAGCCGGCCGATTTCTTCACGGATCTCCGGCGGCTGACGGTCGATCGTCGACGGACGCGCCATCGCTCAGGCCTTCGGGCTCGGCCGCTTGACCCCGGGATGCTGGGCAATGCCCTGGGCGACGTCGACACCGCGCTGTGTCAGCGTGGCGAGGGTCAGGCCGCCGACCTCTTCGGAGGTCACGAGGCCGGCCTCGTCCAGCCAGGCGAGCTGCGCGGCGATCTGGTCGCGGCTGGCCATGATGGCATAGGCCCGCACGCCATCGGTCAGGATGCTTTCATTGGCCGCCCGGCCGGGCAAGCCTTCCAGCAGCCGCAACATGGTGATCCGCAGGGCCGCCGTCCAGGCTTGTGCAATGCCGCTCATGTCCGCCTCGCCGCGTCAGAGAAGATGACCTCGTGGCGCGTCACCTGGTCCTCGACGCGCTCGACAATTTCCTTGACCCCGCCCACACGCTCCGAAAGCCGGCCGAGATCGCCCCGGACCTCCGCCAGGCCGAGCTGGATGTTGTGGAAGTCCTGTGCCTTCGGCATGGCGTCGAGCCGCTGCCGGATCATGGTGAACAGCTTTTCGCCCTCCTCGAGCCGGGCAGACTGCGCCTTCAACTGGTCCTCGATTTCTTCGACGGCGGCCCGGAATTCGGTTCGCGGAACGAAGCTGGCCCGAAGCCACAACAACGCCGCGCCAAGCCCGGCCGCGAGCACCAGCTGGATGACGCCGGCGTATTTCGCGGCCCAGTCCAGGATTTCCATCACAACCTCCGCTCTGCGATGCGCTGGCACTCCACGCAGCGCAACACGCCTTCGTCTTTCAGCGCTTCCCGACGGGCCTCTTCGATCGGGTCGCCGCACTCGATGCACCAGATAGAGACAGGCGGCCTATCGCGGCGCTGGTGCCGATCGACTGCCGCCTCCCGTTCGGCGGCGACGAGTGCCGCCGCCCGGTCGGCGTCATCCGCCACGCAACACCTCGATCTTGTCGCAATGCGCCTTCATCCGGCCCAGCCAGGCGCATGTTGCCGGCAGGGCGCCGCAGCCCCCGGCGGCGGCCAACTCGTCGGCGACGGCATCGCCCGCCACGGGGCAGGCGGGCGGCTCAACGGCCACCACTGCCCCGGCGCAGCCAGTCATCGAGAGCAGCGGCATCAGGAGCAGGGCGCGCATCCACTGCGTCCATCGCCCGGTGCAGGTCCTCGGCCCCGGCCCGTGCATCCGCCCGCTCGGCCACGCGGCCGGCGCGGTTGGCGTACCACACGAGCCCGGCGAGGCCGACCAGGCCGAGGATGATGGCGGCGGGGACAAGGGCGGCGGTCCAGGTCACGGTGTGGCCGTGGCGGCGATCGCCGGCAGCGGCAGCGGATCACCGCCCAGCCGGCCGAGCACATAGTCCTTGAGCGCGTCACCGGTCAGCCCGAACCGTTTCAGGGCGTCGGGCACGCGGTCGATCAGGTACTCACCGACTTCAGCGGCCAGGGCGAGCTTGACATCGACCGTCAGCTTGCCCGCCAGCGCCTCGCCGGCCTTGGCCCGCGCGACGTTGATGCCGGCATAGACCGCGTCTTCGAGGTACGCGCGCACCTCGCTGTCCTGCTTCAGCTTCAGCCAGATGGTCAGGTGCCGGATGGCCCAGCCGGCAAGCCCCGCGACCACCCCGAAGAGCGCCTCGACGAACGGCGTGATCACGGGGGCGAGATCGACGGTCGTGCCGTCGCCCGCGAAGGCGGGGACGGGCCACGCGATGCAGGCGGCGGTGGCGAGCACCAGGGCGATAAGGGCGAGCGCGATCAGGTCGAGGGCGCGGTTGAGGGTGGGATGTTCCATTACGGACCTCTCAGGCATAGGCACGGTTGAGCCAGCCGCCCAGGTACTTGGACGAGGCTGGGCGCGCGGCGACCAGGCCGCGATAGAAGCCCGCCGCCTCGGAGCGGATGGCGGGGAGGATGTCGGCGTTGCCGAGCGAGCGCAGGGCGGAGCGGCTGGCGGGGCCGAGGTCGCCGTCGTCGAGCAGTGTGCGGCCATGAGCGCGGGCGGCGCGCTGGACAACCTTGTGGGCCTGCTTGGCCCCCATATTGACGGCGAGGTCCAGGACCTTGGTGGCGATCGGCAGATGCAGCTCGCCATAGCGATAGCGCTGCCACCAATAGAGCCAATAGACATAGGCGGCGTCGGGCTTGGTCATGCGGCGGATATCGTCGGCGTCGACATCGCCATCGCCATCGAGATCGAGGTCCAGGCGGCCGTCACCGTCGAGATCGCCGCAGGACTTCGCAAAGCGCAGAGAGACGCCCCAATTGGTGATGCCGCCGGGATCGACCGGGTCGTTGACCAGCCCGCCCTCGTGCGGCCACAGAAAATCGACGGCCGCCCGGAAGCGGCCGTCGTCGAGGTGCGGCCCGAAGGCCGGGGAGGAGCTGGTGTTCATGCCCGCCAGTTTCGCGCGGGCGGGCGGGGTGTTTTAGGGGGGGCAGATGTCCGGCCCCAGCACCTCGGGCATGGCCAACTGGCGGGGGTCCTCACCCGCCACCAGACGGGCGGCGCGGCGGCGGCGTCCGCAGACCGGGCAGCAGGCATCCGCCCGATCAGGGCTTTGCCCGGCGTTAGCGTCGCCCTTCTCGACACCCTGGATAAGCCGGCGGACTTGCCGCTTGGAGATGCCCAGGCGCCGACTGATTTCTCGGTTAGGCACGCCCCCCTCGGCCAGCTCGCGCGCTTCGATCGCGCGGAGCGCCGGCGAGGCCGTCGGCCAGGTCAGCCGCTTGCCATCCGCCCGCTCACCGCCGATCCGCGCACAGATCAGGCGGGCCACCTTCAGGCCGAACCGCTTGGCGAGGGGATGATCCTTCTTCGGTTCGCGGGGCAGATACATTTCCTGATCCGCGAAGACGCGGGCGACCGCCAGGGCGATCTCCAGCGATCCGGTGGCCTCGGCCACCTCCCGCAGCAAGGCGGGCAAGACGTGATGGGTGATGGGAGGCGCGCTCATGGCCCACCTCTCGGAGACGAGTATTCGACGGCCTGGACACCGAAGGCACGGAGCAGGATCGGCCCGAAGCGGTCGCGCACGGTATCGGCCACAAACCGGGTCGGCGCGCGGACCAGCAGGGTCGACCGCTCCCGATCGACGTCGAGCTGGCATCGAGCGATCCAGCTGCGGTGGTCGGCCTCGGTCATGCCCGCCGCGACCAGGGCGGTATGGACGGGGTCCTGAGTCACCGAGGTATCGACGGTCAGCTCGGCCGGCTCGTCGGCGGGCGCCGGGTCGGGGAAGGCCTCGTGCCCGCCCTCCCGCAGCCACTTGCCGACCAGCGGGATAAACTGCGGGTCGACCCGCCGGGCGCTGACATCGGCGGCGTAGCGCTCCGCCGCGCGCACCAACGCCTGCGGATCGAGCCCGCCCTTGACCAGCCGGGCGAACTCCTCGCGCGCCTTACCGGGGCGGTCGGCGGGCCGCTTGGGCACGGCCGACCAGAAGGCCTCGAAGGCCCCTCGAAGGTGGGTCGGGAGTTCAGCCATGGGCGCCACCCTTATGGGCACGGATCAGCTCGCCGTAGCGGCGGATCACTTCCCGTTGCGAGATCCCGTGGGTGCAGACGATCGCGGTCACGGCTTCGTCGACCGCGTCTATGTGCAACAAGCCCCGTAACATCTCGAACTGCGCTCCCGCCAGGGCGACCTCGGCCTCCGCGACCGTGCACCCCGGCTTGACGTCCCAGCCGTGTCGGCGGCCGATATCGCGCAGCGCCTCGATGATCGAGGAGGCCTGATGCGGGGTCACCCACTGGAGCGCCTGCACGCCCAGCTGACGCTCGGCAAAGGCTGCGATCGCGGCCTCGGTCGGGTTGTCGACCGCGCCCAGGTTCCACAGGCTCAGCCAGAGCGCCCTGATCTTGCGGGCATGATCGCTTTCCGCCAGGGCGCGGCCCCGGGCCGGCTGTTGCCGCGCCCCGGCACGGCCCTTGATCGCGTCCAGCGCCTTGCCCAGCTCGGGGATCGTCAGATCGGCCGACGAGGTCTTGCCGGTCGCATTGGCGATGACCTGGCGCCGTAGGTCGTCGTCCATGCCTTGCTTCGCGGCCTCCGCATGGATCGCGGAGATCAGCGACCGGCGCTTCGCGGGATCGGGGGCGGCGGTCATGGTGCCGCCCCCACCCGGTCAGGGCAGCTTGACGTAGAGGCTGGTTGCGACGCCTTCCAGTCCGTCGTGGAGCCTATCGCGGACTGCGTCCAGGAGTGCCCGTAGACCTTCGACCCCGACGCAATGGAGGTCTTGTGCTGCCGAGACGAGATCGGCCAGACCATCCAGCATTCGGGCGGCCTCGCTTGCCTCTTCGTAGCCGTCGCGGGCGCAGCGGAGGTCATCCATGGCGGACCTCCGGCGTCACGTCGCGAGCGACCATGGAGACGGTGCTGCCGGAACGACCCACTTGCCGACCGATGGCTGAATAGGTCAGGCCCTCTCGCCGCAGCCGCCGGATGAGCGCCACTTCCTCGACGGTCAGTGGCAGCGGCGCCGGCCGTCGTGGCCGGGGCGCCGTCTGCGCCTCTAGCACGCCGATCCGCGCTTTGAGCAGGCCGATGTATTCCGACAAGGGCACCTCGATCGTGCTCTCTGCCGCCTGTGCGGGCACCGCCCGCGACCGCGCCAGCGCCACGAAGGCCCGGTGTACGAGCACCGACACTTCCGCTGCTCGCCGCGTCTTCAGGACACCCGAAAGCGCCATGGCGCCGGCCTCTGTGAAGACCAATGGAAGGTGACCGCCACCTTGTGGCACCGACATCACATTTTGTGATGTTGCTTCCTGCCGCGTCAGCCGGAAGGCAAAGTCCGCCGGAAAGCGGTTGGAATTCCGCAACACAGCTTGCCCGATCTGCTCCGTGCGCACCTCGTAGAACTCGGCCAGATCCCGAGCCTTCATGATGGGCGGTCGATCCGGTATGGTAATGATCTTCGACTGTATCTCTTCGATGGTCGGCATGACTGCCTCCTTGCGCGTTAGCGTTAGGAGCGCAAGCGATGCCGTGTTTCAGGCGGCCCGCTGGCGCCCAGGGCTGAAACACACGCGCAAGGTCGTGCCCACACGTCTTTAGGCTCGCGCCCTGGACATGCACGTGTGGACCCTGGACATAGAAGCGGAAGCCGATTTTCGGACCGGCTGCCGCCTTGCGCAAAAGGGGTGTTTCAAGCCCCAGTTGGACGGTGCGGTCGAGGCCGGAAAATGTCAATATGGTCGCGATGGTTGTGACGGGGGCAACATGATCAGATTTGCGCGAATTGCTCTGCTTATTCTCTCTGCCACAGGGCTTTTGCCCACGAATGCCTCGGCCGAAACGCCTGACTATTTCGTCGATGGCGTCTATCAGGATTTCGGCGCGGCTTGGTACAAAGCCACCTATGCCGTTTTCGGTAAGGGACTGACCTTTCCCGAACAGCAAGACTGCGATAAGGACCAGCGCCGTCCCGGCGAGGTGTCGTGTTTTGCGGGCAATGATAACTACGACATGCTTGTTTCTGGCAAAGCCCCTATGGAGGGTAAGGGCGTGCGTAGCATCATGGTCGCGATCAATAGCTACAAGAATATCGCGCTGGCAAAGAACCTGACGAAGGTCATCGCTGGCGTCATAGATCGTAGCTTGATTGATGATTGGAAATTCAGTCAGGAAGTAGACAGAGCGTTGCTGGCCGAGAAGACGAATGTGATTTTTCGGACCACGTTGAGAGTCGTTGTTGATCCCCTCACCGATGAAGGGGGGATATCCATTCTCGTTATTCCGCCGCAAGAGCTGCCGCCCAAGCCCCGTTGATTCACTCATAGGCCATGTCCTCCTCATAAAGGCACAGCACGACCCCCTCGGCCTTGCCGGCCGCGACAGCCGCCGCCATGTCCTCGGCGGCTGCGGCGCACTCCATCGGCGAGACCAGCAAGGCTTGCGCCTGCGGGGTGGAGCCGATCGACGTGATGATGATCATCAGGGCCTTGATCATGGTCAGGCTCCCGCCGCGCTGGGTGGAGCCAGATGGAAGCGCAGGCGGTACTGGCGTGCCATCTCGTTGAGCTTGCAACGCTTGGGATCGCCAGCGCGCAACTGCACTGCCTGGCCCTCGTGCCAGTCGGCCAGCCACCCGTAATAGGCCCGGGTTCCGGTCGCATGCGGGTTGGTCGAGACCGGCCGCCCTTGCTGCGCCGCGACGCGGCCGTCCATGTTGTGGGGGGTGATCATCGGGTCACTTCCTTTGCGGATGCCTGAAGAGGGGTTTTTCAATCGGCTGGTGACCGCCGAGGTCGAGGCGGGCGCCGCCCTCGACAGTGCCGGCATAGGCGGGCGGGCAGCGGGTGACGCGACCGGCGGCCAGCGCCTCGTCGATCAGCGAACGCTCGACGGAGGCGGACGGCAGGATGGGCGCCTTGTTGCTCGTCTCCGGCGGCGCGGCGGCGATGCGAATAACCGGCTTCTTCGGCTCTGGCATTGGCTGCGGCGGTACCCGCGTGGGTGCCTCGACGGCCGTCACCGGCCGGCGATAGCGACGCGAATTGCGCGTGCCCTTCGCCTCCAGCTCCCCGGCATCGACGAGCTGGCGGAGGGGCCAGGCGATCTGGCTGCGCTCGACCCCAACGGCCAATGCGATATCGCCCGCGCTGAACCAGGCGCCAGGCGCACGCCAGGCTATGGCCCGGCGGACTTTCGCCGGGATCGCGCCATCAAGGATGGGAGCCGGACGCGGCGCCGCCGGCATCTGCACCCAGGCGCCGACGAGACCGATGACAGCGAGGGCCAGGAGGCCGCGCGCGACCATGTCGGGATCGCGGCTGCGCAGGGCGGTGACGTCGATCTCCATCCCAGCCTCCTCAGTTGCGCGGCGCGGGCGTGGCCTCAGCCACTTCGTTGAGGATTTCGACCGCGTCCGACCAGGGCAGCGCCCCCGTCAGCCGCAGCCGGGTCAGCAGGCGGCGCAGGGCCTCTCGGGCGGCCTCGGGATCGGGCGGGCATGACATCTCGGTGGCGATGATCGCCAGCCGCGCCGTCGTGCGGCGCAACTCGCCCAGCTCGTCGGCGAGGCGGGCGGACGCCCTCCGCCCCTCGTAGCGGGCAGCCATTCGGGCAATCCGTATCTCCCAGAGGGCGAGAGCGGACAGGAAGCTCAGCGCGATATCGGCCACGGACTTCATGGTCACGCTCCCTGTGCTTTGCGGATCAGCTCCGCCGTGGTCAGCAACGCGCCGTCGACGCAGTGCTGGGCGTCCGAGACGCGGTGGACCTCATGGCCGCCCCGTCGAAGCCTGCACACGGCGGCATAGACCTGATCGTCGGCGGCCCGCTGGCGGCGGATGTAGCGCCGAGGCGGCAGCGCGAGGTCGAAGGCGATCTGATTACCGGACATGGAGATCTCCCTCGGCGTCTGCCGCCGCCAGTTCGTCGGGGTACGATTCGAGGAGTTCGGGCCAGCCGCGCACCAGGGCCAGCCAGTAGCGGGCGAGGCGCTCGATCGCCTGGCCGCGGCCGATGTCGGAAGGCGCCAGCTGGCCGGCCTGGCGCAGGGCATCGCAGGGGCTAAGACCCTGCGCGAGGACGTAGTCGACCTGGTCCGCCGCCACACCGATGGCGATATCGCTCGCCCGCTCGACCGCGAGCTGGCGCCGGGCCAGATCGGTCACGAACTCGGCGCGGCTGAGGCGGGCCATGGCTTGCCTCACACCCTGGCGATGTCGAGCGGGATCTGCTCGAAATCCCGGTCGGGCGCAGGCCGGCGGTACAGGCGGAAATATTCCTTGGACCGCTGAACCTTGATGCTGTCGGAGATGGCCGCCATGGCCTGCTTCCACCGCTCGTCTCCAAAGTTGTGACGGCGAAGCCCGAGGATCCTGTCCTTGTCCAACTTGCCTTCCTTGTTGACCCGGAAGGCATCCGTCACGATCACCTTCAGCTCGTCCGATCCGTTGGCCGACCACGCCGTCAGGCACTGGTCGATCAGCTGCTTGGCGATCTGGAGCTCGGGTCCGAAGTCGATGAATTGGCCGACGGCGACCTGCAGCTGCAGGCTGCCGTCGAAGGACGTCAGGGTCATGTTGCCCTTGCGCCCGGCGCGCTCGACGCCGTAACGCTCCGCCACGAGCTCAACGAAGGCATCGACCGAGGTCTTGATATTGACCTTGAGGGCACTGAGCCGCCGGCTCTCTTCCAGCGCGAGGTCGACGATTTCGCGCACCACCTGATCTTCGAGAACGTGCTGCGGCTTCACCTTATCGGCAGGGACGAGGCGCCCTTCCGCATCCTGCATATAGCCGGCAGGCACGGCGGCGGTATCAGACATGGAGCGTCCTCCGAAGGAGTTTCGAAAAGCGTTCGAGCAGGCCCCGGCGACGGCGCGCCGGGGCGGTGATGACGCCCGAAAGGGCGAGGCGGGCGAGGCCGGTCATGTCGGTGTGCCCGAGGTGGCGGGCTGGGCGACGGGCACCGGATCGGCCTTGCGCATCGCCCAGTCGATCGCCGTATTGATCAGGATCCACGGGTGAGTTTCCGCCGCCTCCAGGGCGCAGTTCGGCCGGTGGGGGAAAGGCTGGCGGCACTCGTCGACACGCTGCGACGCAAAGCATTCGCTGCACACACAGTCCGCCCCTAAGATATCATAGACCGACAGCGTCGCTTCGAGCCGGCGGATCGGCGTGATGTCGCTCATTTCTCGTCTCCCGATGTAACTTTGAACGTCATGCCGAGCGCCCGCGCCCAGCCGAAGAAATTTTCGAGCTTGGGCATGACCTGCCGCCGCTCCCATTGGTCGAGCGCCTGGGCGGTCACGCCCACGCGGCTCGCCACGGCTTCCAGCGTCAGGCCTTTTTCAAGCCGCGCTTTATGCAGAGCGGTCACAACCGCGAACAGGGCGCGGGCGGCGCTCATGCTCGCCCCCATGTCGTGTGATGGCAGGCCAGCCGGCGGCCCGGCTGCAGCGGCGTCAGCACGCCCTCGCAGGCGATGGCTTCGGCACCACCGATCTGGATACGCCAGGCCTTGGCATCACCCGGCGGGCAGGACTGACAGATCCCGGCGGGCGCTTCGACGATGGCGCGGCCGTGGCCGTGCACCAGCACGATGTCCCCCGGCTCGATCCAGCTCGCGCTCATGACGAGCCTCCCGGGGCGAGAGGGGTCGTGGCGGCGTCATGGCACCCGGCCCGCACGATCTGGAGCACGCTCTCCAGGGCCTGTTCACGGTGTTTCGCGCTGAAGTTGTCGCCCACCGCGTGGCCCAGCATCTGGCTCATGATCACCAGCTGGTCCCACACGGTCAGCTGGTCGGCGCCCTCGACCTTGGCGAGGGCGTCGCTCAACGCCTGGCCGACCGCCACGTAGTAGTCCCGCACCACGGCGGCCTTCTTCGCGCTCATGCCTCACCGCCTTCGCCCTGCACATAGGGCGGCTCGATCGGGGTCAGGGCGGCGGGATGGCACTGGCAGATCCAGTCTCGCCAGCCCTTCGCGGCGGCGAGGGCCGTCTTCTCGTTCTCGGCCTCGGGCACGCCGGGGCAGAGGTAACGCTTGCCGTCATAGGCCTTACGGGCCGTGACCTGGACGATGGTGCGGGCATCGCGGTACCGGGCCGCGCTGGCGATCACCAGGGCGCCCGCCGGGGGCGTCCGCCCCCAGACGACCTGACCGCCCGGATGGACAGAGATGAGGGTCGCGGGCTTGCTCATGCCGCACCCCCTTCGCCGCCCTCGGCCGGGACGAGGTGCACGATCACGCTCTTGCGGCGGGCGCGCGCCCGGGCCGTGACCTCGGCCATGGTGATGACCTTGCCGTCGAGCGCCGCGAGGTCGCGCGGCATCGAGCCGCGCAGGTGATCCGGCACGAGCTGGGCCTCTAGCGCGGCGACATCGCGCGCCAGCACTTCAAGCCTTTCGCGCAGGATGGCGACCGCCTGACGATCCATGCCCGTGTGCCAGCAAGCCGGATGGCCGGGCGATACCGCCGCGACGAGAGCCTGAATATCTTCCGTAATCATGGCTGTCCCTTTCTGTAGCTGCAGGCGGGGCAGCGCCGCGCCAGCTTCACTTGGGTG